TTGCTGTATACACAATGGTAATAGTCAAGATAAAAGAAAGCGTGGCGGAGTTAAAGCAAACGATGATGGATGGAGCTACCATTGTTTTAACTGCGGGTATACTGCTAGTTTTATACTAGGGCGTAATCTAAGTATAAAAGCTCGCAACTTTCTTACGTGGCTTAATGTGCCACAAGAAGAAATTGAGCGCATTAATCTAGAAAGTATGCGCCATAGATCAATAGATAGCATGTTATATGACCGTGAAAAACGACAAGTGGCGGATCAATTAGCAGGAGTACAATTCAAAGAATTTCCTCTTCCCAAAGATTCTGTTCTGCTTGATGAAGAAGAGCATCCGATGCAGTTTACATACATACTACATCGTAATGCGCCAGTAGACTATCCATATATGATTAGATCTAGTGACGGAGTGCATTGGACTCGCCCGCATGTCATGATTCCTTTCACATATGATAATGTAATAGTGGGTAGTACAACAAGATTTTTAGATGGAAAACAACCAGTGTGGATCAATGATTTTCAGCCTGGGTATGTATTCGGCTCTGATTTACAAAAGCATAATTGGCAATATGTAATAGTAACTGAAGGGATATTTGACGCACTAAGTATTGATGGTTTGGCGTTAATGCACAACACTGTGAATGATAAGCAAGCTAAACTAATCAGAAACATAGGTAAAGAAATAATAGTAGTGCCCGATCAAGACAAAGCTGGATTAGAGCTAATAGACCGCGCTGTAGAATTAAGATGGGCAGTTAGTATTCCCATTTGGCCAGAAGGTATTAAAGATGTAAATGATGCCGTGTGTAAATTAGGCAAAGTAGCAACTTTACTTACTATATTACAGGCCAAAGAAACTAGCAAGATTAAAATTGAAATAGGGAAACAGAGACTTGTTAAACGATTACGGAATTGAAATTCAACGACTATTTTTGGAAATGATGCTACAGGACGCCGAATCTTTTGTGCGTGTACAAAATATTTACAATCCAGAAAACTTTGATCGCAGTATTAGGCCCGCGGCTGAGTTTATTAAAACTCATTTCCGAGATCATAGTTCTATCCCAATTTTGCAGCAAGTATATGCGACAACTGGTATAAAATTAAGTGAAATAGCTGACTTGCCAGAGGGTAGTTTAGCATGGTTTATGGAAGAGTTTGAAAAATTTACTCAACGCCAAGAGCTTGAGCGGGCTATTCTTAAATCAGCTGATTTGCTAGAGAAGGGTGATTTTGGTCCTGTTGAAAAATTAATTAAAGATGCAGTACAGATCAGTCTACAAAAAGATATGGGCACTGATTATTTTGCCAGCCCTAAGGACAGAAATGACAAATATTTTAATAGTGGCGGACAGGTAAGTACGGGCTGGCCCAGTTTAGATAGAGTTTTGTATGGCGGATTTAGTCGCGGAGAATTGAACATTTTTGCAGGTGGATCAGGTTCAGGTAAGTCACTCGTCATGATGAATATAGCCATTAGCTGGTTAGAGCAAGGATTAAGCGGCGCTTATATCAGTTTGGAACTTAGTGAAGAATTAGTGGGCCTTAGAACTGATGCTATGTTATCTAGTATGTCAACTAAAGATATTAGAAAAGATATGGATACATCAGAGCTAAAAGTTAAAATGTTTGGCAAAAAAGCAGGCCAATATAGGGTTAAAGGATTGCCAGCGCAGAGCAATGTCAATGATATCAGGGCGTATTTGAAAGAAGTTCAAGTACAAACTGGCATTAAAATTGACTTTGTTATGGTTGATTATCTAGACTTATTAATGCCGGTATCAGCTAAAGTTAGTCCTAACGATTTGTTCGTCAAGGACAAGTATGTATCAGAAGAATTGCGTAACTTAGCCAAGGAACTTAACATACTATTTGTAACTGCTAGTCAGTTAAATCGGTCGGCAGTAGAAGAAGTTGCATTTGATCATAGTCATATTTCTGGTGGTATTAGTAAGATTAACACAGCAGATAACGTATTTGGTATTTTTACAAGCAGGGCATTGAAAGAACGAGGTAGATATCAAATTCAATGTATGAAAACTCGTACAAGTACTGGTAATGGGCAAACTGTAGAGTTGGAGTATAATGTGGAAACTATGCGTATTACTGATTTACCAGAGGAATCATCTCCAGTAAGCTCGTTTAAACGACCAACAGTGTACGATAGCATTAAGACACAAAGCAAAGTTGTCAGTAATGAAAGTATAGACTCAGAAACCGGGGAAGTAAGTAAAATTACCGCAGAAATACAGAGTAATAAGTTAAAATCAATGTTAGCACAAATTAAAGGCAATTAGTTTAAACTTTATATTTGAAATTGTAATAAATAATAAAAAGGTTCAGACTAATGCAAAAGAAAACTCGTAGCCTATTGGAGGAATTAGATTCTATGTACGTTGACCGTGATCAACGACATATAATTGAAAATCGTGCCAGTAATCTAATTTCCTCGGCAATTCGCTTACTAGAGCAAATTGACGAAACATACACGCCTGAACAAGCAGAAAACCTAACTCGTAAGCTAATCAACGCTATTAAATTACGGGATCCGGGTAAATTTACTCGTAGTGTAAGGAAAACAGATGCAAATTCATGAATTAACTAAAAAGCCTCGTCGCACAGACGAAGGTATTCTTGATAGCATTAAAAACGCGGTTGGACTTGATGACAAGTCTATTAATAAAGCTCAAGATAAGTATTGGAATAAAAATCAGGCCGAGATAAATAAATCAGCGCAAAAATCGGCAGCTACTTTAGCTAGAAAAGGTTTTGAAGTTAATCCACATAATCTTCCACTATCTGCTGCTGACACTCCAAAAAATATAGCAAGGGGTACTGCCGGAACAAGAAGTAGAAATGACACAGACTTTCAGCAACAAGTAAGATACAAGCATCTTAAATCGCTATTTATTAAAAATTTTGTAGGTCCTAATCCTCGCCCAACGCCAGAATCTGCTGATTCAACTGTCTTAAATGAATTGATGGATATTCAGAGAGATTTTCAACCATGGATTAATTCGGAAATACCAGAATTGGCTAGAGTTAATCAAGATCCTACTTCAAAAGCAAATTTAGATCAAGCATATAAAGGTATAGTTGCCGCCAAAAATAACTCAACTGCGCTAACAAAAGCATTTGACAAGTATTCTACTATAGCAAAAAATTATATAGATAATTTGCCAAAAGTTAATCGTACACCTCAAGCGGCTAGTTCTATGCAAAACACTCAAATTCCAACTAGCACAGATTATCAACAATCGGAACAGTTAGCTCGTGAATTAGCTCAATACGATATTACTCCTGACGCTATAAAAAAAGTTTCACAAGCACTAAAAAATAAAACTTTTACTCCAACTGCTTTTATAAACGCTATAGAAAAAGCTGGACGGAATCCTTAATGATATTTAAAAATGGTGACGGACAGTCAAATACTCAACGTATCAATCAGACTGATGTAAAAACAACATTAAGCTGGCTTGAGCATATGGTTGACCTTGATTTAATAAATAATTTAACTAATGCTGATGAACATAGTTTAGGAAAATTAGAATTAACAGTGGATTCTGGTGAAATATCACCTGATCAATTGATGGCTGAGCTAACACAATGGTGTAATAGTCACGAGTTAAAAGCACGAGAATATGTAAAGAATTCAGGATCAAGAATTTATTTCAGAACTCCTATTAACGGTAATCCTGCCAATGGATATGTGCAAACTGATTTTAGTTTTGTAGCACCTCCTGAAACTCACAATGAATCAGATGTAAACTTTTTATCTAGGCTGCGTAATCGCATAGTCAATCAAGGTATGCTAAAGTTAATTGAATCAGATGAAGTTAAAATTAATGGCGGTAGAGCAAAAGGCATAGATCATATTGAAGATCTAGTGTTTAGAAAAGGCACAAGTGGCATTAAAGACGCTATGCGACACATACAACATCTACGTGATGACACTCCAAATAGTGCCACAGTCAAGTGGGATGGCAAGCCGGCTATTGTATTTGGCAGAGATCCAGGTGGAGCGTTCGTGCTTACCGATGTTAGTGGATTTAATGCCACCGGGTACAACGGACTGTTTAAAAGTTCAGATGATATAGCAGAACAACTGGCAGAACGTGATGCCAAATCAGATGCAAAAGGAAAATCAGCTAATCGCACTGCTGATCTCGCGCCCGTGTACGACATATTATGGCCTATGTTAGAGAAAGCTGTACCACAAAACTTCAAAGGTTATGTGCAGGGAGATTTACTTTATTCGGAAACACCTCCCGAAGAAGTAGGCGCATTGGTTTTTAAGCCAAATACCATAGAATATAAGATTCCCGCTACTTCTAAGCTAGGAGAAGAAATTGCTAACAGTCAAGTAGGCATTGCTATTCATACCTACTACAAAGAACATCGTGCCGAAAAACAACCTATCGGCAAAGTAAAGCTTAAGCGAGTATCTGGACTATTATTGATAGAGCCT